CTGCGGAAACATATTCTCCACCAGTACGTCCATAGTCTCGTTGATTCCTTACAGAATCCAAACGACCTACAAAAGAGTATTCAGTTTCATCAACAGGTACTGCAGCAATAAAGTCTACAAAACTCAATGTAGAATTTCGACCAGGTTTTGGTTTTTGTACAGTAACAGATTGAATCTGATCTCCGTAAATTATACCTGATTCTACATAAGCTTTATCACCTGCTTGCCAAGGATCTGCCAAAAAAGTATTTGCAGACGCAGGAGTTCCTTGAACTACTTTGATTGCTTTTACATTAGCAACAGTTGTACCTGCAGCAATAAAGTTGCCTAAAGCAACTGTGCCGTCAAAATCCCAAGATAATACTCCCAATTGTCCATCAACCAGTCCTAAAGCAGAAGTAGAGTTTACCAACGCTCCAGTAGCTAGATTCTGATCTGCTACACCCGTAGAGTCACAACCTGCAACTAGAAGTTGCTCCATGTCTGATTTATTTGATCTTTTAAATTTAGCCATGATTTTTTAATTATTTTTATTATTTATTAAATTTTGCTAAGAAGATCTTCATTAGTAAACTCAAGTTGAGCTTTATCATAAAGTATCCTAGCTAAGTTTTGTACACAAATACTTACTAATACATCACAATATTTATCAGGAATATCTGGATTAACTACTGCTGAAGTTTGATTAGGAGCATCTTCATCTCCTTCTAAATACTCCAGCGTATCATAACCCCCTACAAACGCTTTAGCGGGACATCTAATATATTCAATCGTAATTGAAGACAACTCAAATTCTTTATTTGTATATACATATAAAGAGCTTTCAGTACTAGTGTCTGAGTCAGTAGCAAATTTAGCTATTAATCTATCCCATTTTTTAGAGGGTTTGTCTAAATCGCTTCTAAGTATATTATCTAATTCATCGTGCGTAACAATAGTAATTGGTACGATTTTATTACAAACTTTATCATAATAAAAGACTCTCACTTTATGAAAGTATTTATTGGTTAAATTTTTTAATTTAAATTCGTAGATGCCTATATCGTCATTAAACAAAGTTCCGTCCAACGTCTCTTCAGGCACTACTAGTGTTGACAACATATCCATTCTTTGCTGCGTAACTTCAAAACCCACCTTAAATTTTTTTAGGTTGTTACCAGTAGCAAACAAATCTATATAATCGAAAGTAGACTTTTTAATAATATCATCTATATACGGAGAAGGTAAACTTCTCTTATGATTAGAATTTAATTTATTATATCTAAGCTTAATTTCCTTATGTATCCATCTAGTTGTACACATATTATTTATTCTATCCAGGCTCCTTTAGCTTGCACTTCTTCTAACAGTTCTTTATACCAGTTAGTTACTGTGTCATCTTTAGGAATGTATACCTGTAATTCTGAAATTAATAAGTTCAACAATTTATCATAATGACTGTTTCTATAAACATTTGGATCAGAACCAGCTTTACTAAACCAAGTATAGTATCCATCTCTAATGGCAATAACATTAGTATTAATAGCTTGCTGTACCAAATACATTACTTCTGCTTTCTCAGCACCTTCTGGAGTAGTATATAAATCAACCACTGTTAAAAACTTATTCACATTAACTAGTTGATTTCTATCTTGGGTATCTGTAACATACCTGTTTAAAGCGCTTTCCACTTTAACTGCTGCTACTCTACCTTTAATAATAGTTGCTCCGTGTTGATCAGAAAGTAGTGTGGCTACTTGATAGTTTCTATACGGAGTATCTTCTTGTTGAAGTTTGTATAAGTGGTATGTAGCCTTTTTAATAATATCTGCCTTTTTGTTTTGTTCTACTTCAGCTTCGTTTTCTTCTGAGATGTAAAAGTGATGAAATGCAGAGTTTACGCTCTTCTTATTGTGAGCTACCTTTGGATGATTCTTAATCAGTTTAATAGATAGTCGTCCTCTGGGAGTATCATCTACAAATCTATTAGGCCTATCATACAAGATTATCTTAAACTGCTCTAAAAAAGAGGGTGCTGGTAGTTCTTTAACGTTTCCAGGTAAATTAAAAATAGTATATCTTATGTGCGAAGTGTAATAATCCGGTTTAACACCGTTTATAATCTCCATGTAGGTTTGCGTCTTAATAACTTCTTTGTCTAAAAGAAGTGGTAATTGCTCAAGCCATTCTGTAGACAAACCGTATTTAGTAATAATATCCTGTAGTTCTGCTTTGTGAAATGGATTTGGAATAACTTCGTCTAAACCAGTCATCAACCTATTGGTTGATAGATTAGGTTGAAAGTGGAATTCCTCTCCTACAGAAAACTCTTTAGTTTTGTTCATAGAGGTTGTTTGTGTTAATTCACCAGTAGCTCCTCTAATAGTATAAATTTGATTATCTCTCCCCTGAACTGAAATCCTTTCTACAGGATTTACATACAATATTAAATTTTGATTTTTCATATCATTAACTTTTTCTTAGTTATTTAACATTTGATAAAATTCCACAATATTTTCTGCTAAGTGTTTAGCAAATTCATCGCGCTTTGTTTTTTTAAACCTTAAGGTTTTAGGTACTTCTATTTGTATTGCTACTACATTATGCCTTTTAGAATGTGCTTCTACTGAAAAACCACCATCGAAGTATTCCTCTTTTGGATATGGGTTTAAACAGCTAGGAACACTTGGATAATTATCGTCTTCTAGCATACAACCAAAAGACTGATCTCCAATAATCATTGCTGTTAAATTAGATAAAGCTAGATTATCAAAGGTTGTGTTAGTTAAACCACAATAATTATATTCTGTTAAACGTGTTTTATTAATATTATAACCAAGCTCAATCATATTATGTGGATGAGCCTGACCATGTATATCTATATATAATACTAAGTTATTTTGAGTAGTGGCTTCTTCTATGTAGTCGTGATATTGGTGATAATACTTCTTAATATTTTCACTTTGCGTAGCCTTATAAACAGATCTGTTTGGATCTAGTTTAGACCTATGCAGATTATTAATAATTAAGTGCGGCTTTCTTGCTGTTATAGTACTAATATGTTCTACTACAGCTATAGCTAATTCCTTAGTTCTAAAATCTGCAGAATAGTTACAACCCAAACAAGCTCTATCTGCTACTGTGAGTGGTTTTAAGTAACCTCCGTGTGAGGCACTTATTACTATAGGGGTATTACCTTCTATATACTGAATATAAGAAGAACTATTAGATATGTCAGTTAGGCTTGAAGATACTCCAAGCCCAACTAAACATATTATTAAAATAGTGATGATTTTTTTAATCTTCAATTACAATATTTTATACGGATTAAATTCGATGCGTCCTACTCTAGTTACATCCCATACACATAATCCACCAGAAACTGCTCGGTAAATACCTAGCTCTTTAGAATTACTGTATGCGTTAGAACCATCAGTTTTAGCACCTGTAGCAAAATCGTAAACATTAGAAACAGTAAAGTATTCTTCAACACCCTGTTCCATTACCATAGTAATGTTTTCTTTACGAGTAGCTTCGACTGCTTTCTGATTAGTAGCACCAAAGTCAAAAATGTCCATAGCGTAAGACTCTAGAGTACGATTAGTACCTGGAGCAAGCTCTGGGAATAGTTTACGATCATCTTTAATAGGATCATAAACCATCTCTAGTACATAACCCATAGGAAGGGAGATCTTAGTAAACTGTCCACCAAACTGTAATTCATTTTCATGATAGCCTAAAGGATCTGTACGTTTCCTAGCGAATAAGGTATCAATGTACTGGAATTGAGATGCTTCTTGAGCAATCAATCTATGCAAGAATTCAATTCCTGCTTCTCCAGATGCAATTTTGATAGTCCTATCACTAAAGGTTCTACGAGTTAAGAAGATCTCAGAGATGTATTCAAAGATTTCTGTAAGAGATAATGTACCACCATGATCTTTGTAGTGTCCATCACGAACAATCTGTCTCCAACCCGGTGCAAATTTAATGTCTCTATTAGTATCTCTGTCTACAGTTTTCTGAAGTTGTCCGAATTCTGAGTTCATTTCTCTATCCCTATGTACTCTTTCTTCAAGACGTGCCTCCATTTGTGTAATAAATACACCAGCTTCGTAAATATTCTGTTCGTTGTTTGTAGCAACGCCTGCGCCTTTCTTAGCAAATTTTTGCTGATAGACATAGCCTACACCAATACCACCATCTTTATACGTAGTGCCACCGATATTATAGCCCATGTTTTTAGGCATTCTTTCTTTGTTTTCTCTACAACCAATTTCCATTCGGATAAACTTATCAGTAAATTCACATTTACGTGCGTAAGAACCTACCCAAGATTGTAGTTTAAACATCTGACCATACTGGTCTCCAGCGTATTTTTGATTCAATTCCGTAGATACACCAGTAGAAATATCAATGAATTTTCTATTAGGCATTAAGTATTCTACGGGAATCCATGCATTTACATCTCCTGTTTGTAATTCAACCTCAATTTCAAAGCTGTTCGCACTTCTTTGAATAGGATGTCCAATTACTCTAAGAGCAGGTAAATTTCCAGATTCTGATTTAATAATTGCTGGTTCATGTAACCACTCCCTGTCTATCGCCATTCTGAAAGGCATAAGACCCTTTCCTGCTTGTGCGTCAGTAGCTACCAGTAACTCAGTTACTCTATAATCTACATCAAAGTCGCCAGTCAAGAACCACTCATAATCATCTACTCCAGCAGGCAAAACAAAGTAATTGTTCTGTGCTAAAGTCATATAAGTGAATTTCTTATTTATCAGGTGTGAGCCTATTTCAGAAGAGAACAACTGCGCTCCCTTGACTCCGAAAGAGTGTGGCTTATACTTTCTAAACATGTTAGCGTGTGTAAGACTGTCATGATAGGAATAGGTATACCAACCGTTCCTTTCAACAGTAGTCAACGCTGTTGCTCTGTTACTTGCCATTTTTTAATATTTATTTAGTTTAATTTAATTAGTTGTTTTCAATTGACTAAACAATGTCCCGTTATTTCGTCGATTATCTTTATTTGTGTTGATTTTTGTTTTAGATGTTGCAGAAGAGAACGCGTCTTCAGTAAGACTTTTTTTAATACTGCTGACTTCTTTAGACGCTACTTGTTTAATAAAGGTTTCAAAATCAAACTCTTTAGTCTTATCGTTCCAATAAGAAGCAAGATTTGCTAGTTGTATTAAACCCTTTGAACTATTTGAAGCTTGACTTAAAATTCGGGCAGTAACACCGCCAACTAGTTGCTGCCTAATAGTATTAATTTTAGTGGGTTTCCAACCCGTACCTTCTAATTCCTCTGTAATTTGTTTGACAAACTGTTTTTGTTTAGCTACTAATTCAGTATTAGTAGTTTTTTTATTGTCTATGAGTTGTTGATGTTTATTGGCTTTTTGCAGCGCTGCTAGTTCTTTAGAAGCTTCCTCCCTTAGAACGGTGCCGTCGGTATCCTCATCTTCCAAAGAATCTAAGCTTGCTTCCACTACAGAATCTCTTAGTCCTTTTTCCTTATAAACTTTTTTTAAGAATTCTCTCGCAGTTTCATCGTTGCTTATATCTATGTTATCTGTTGATAAATCCTCTAAGTAGATATTAATAAATTCTTTTAAGTCTCCTTTAGTTAGATCTTTGCCTGTTTCAAAAGCAAATTCTAAGAGCTTTTTTGTGATGTCTGGGGCTTCTTCAATGATACTGTCTCTAATTCTTTCGGGTAATTCAGATATTTTAGCATCCAGGTCTTCCCAAGACTCTACTTTCTCATCTTCCCCTACCATAATGACACCTTTAGTGTTTAGTACATCGACAGTAGCAAGTAGGTGTGCATCAATAGTTTCTTCTGTTTCTTCTTCTTCTATAGATTCCTGTGTGCTTTGTTGTAAAGGATTTTTTAGTTCCTTTTCAACGTCAACAACAGTTTTTTCTGCCTCTTCTTCCTCTTCAAAAACAACCTCTTCAGTATCCACAGCCTCATCTGCTTTGGGCACTACTATTTCTTTTTCTTTTTCTGGTTTATCCAAAATAGTACCAAAAGGAGCGAGATCCTCTTCATCAAATATGGGAACAATTTGTTCCAAATCTAAAGCATTATCCATAATTTTTCCTTTTATGGGTTAGTTAATTACAAAAATACGAATATTTTTGCAGTGTTTAAGTAGTTTGTCTACTTTGTGATAGACAACACTGATATTATTATATACATATATAAAAATTAAGGCTTATTTTTGGAAGCTTTAATTTTTTTATTCTCCAATTCTTTTTGTTGTGCTAATTTCTTTTCTTCTAGATCTAATTTCCTATCTACTTGAGATGCTTTTACTTTATTATCTTCCACACTAGCTCTTAATCTTTCGATTTCTAAAGCATCCGGAATTTGATTGTTATTAATATCCTGATTTTCTCCAAAACCTACAGATTTAATCTCTGCTGCTTTTATGTCCCACATACCTTTTCTATCTATTTCTTCTAACTTAGCAGCCTGTTGATCCTCTCTGTTATCAATTTCCATTTGAACTAGGCGCTCTTGTGCTTTATTAGATTGCTCTTGTTGTTGTGCAACTCTTTCAGACTGCTTCTTAGATTCTAATTCTATCATTTTATGCACTTCTTCAGGAGAAGCTCCACTAGTAATAGACTTAATAAGTGCAGAAACAGTGGTTAAACCATGTTCTGTAGAATTTTGTGCAAAAGCATGAGACAATTGTAGCATAGATTCCATGTATGCCTGATCTTGACCTGAATTAGATACAAATAAACCAATATCTGTATGTTCTAACATATCAGGAGTTACTCTGAGCAGCTCCTCAGTACCATCGGGCATTATATAGTGGAAAGAATGTTCTTTTAATGAAGGATTGTTCTTAAATATATGCTCACAG